TTGTTCACTAGTTGGCAGCGTTCAAGGCACGCCGTCTGGTTCCATTGTTCCGGCAGGCTTTGGGATGAACGTTGTTCCTGTTGCTGGTGGCTCTAAGCGGTCGATCACGTTTAACTCCAATCAAACCGTTGTTATTGGGCCAATGCCGTTTGCTTTGAGTGGAGGGGTTTTTGAGATCAATAACGAAGCCGCTATGGCGGCCCAAGGAGTTTACTGGAGCAAATGGAGCAATGACGCACTTGCTATGGAACTGACTCTTGGCAAGAGCCGAGGGACTACATCGAATACATTTACTACTGTACAAACTGGTGATATGCTTGCGCAGATTATTGTTCGTGCTGCATATGGAGCTGGATGGGCTACCGCTGGACTATTCCGATGGACCATGAATGGTAATGCTACCGCTACTGGCATCGATAACACGATGCAGATATATCAGTACCATAGCGTTCTTGGGCCAGTAGTTGTCGCTAACTTTAATGCGGCAGGTGGTGTTGATCTTTTAGGTACGTCTGTCGGTAATAATGCTGCTGCCGGGTTCGTTGGTGAGTATCCAACGCCAGTTGGCTTCTCGTCAACTGTATCGGCAGGTAATACAACTGCCGTCGCTAGCATGGCCCTTACTGCTGGTGATTGGGATGTATGGATACAGGGAACTCAACAGAACTCTTCTGGTGGTGCTACTTCGGAGGTTTGTCTAAATTCATCTGCTACACTTAATCTTGCTAATGGCTTTGTAGTTACAGCTGTGCTAAATGTTGGTCAAAACCAGCCATTAAGTTGTAGAATGCGAATATCGCTTAGTGCTTCGGGCAATGCCTTCTTTATGGCCAGGGCCACAACAAACAGTGTCGCCTATACTGGCGCCATCTTTGCAAGGAGAGTACGATGAAACTCACACTTAAAGAAGCCCTTGAGATATTTCAGGCTATTGGCAATCTTGATGGCTACCAGAACGGTTCAGATAAGCTAACGCTCTATAAGTATCCAGGAGATGTTCGGCTAAAGATCGCTATTGCACGACGGAAGCTTAGGGCTGTCCAAGAGGATTTTTTAGATACTAGAAACGGCCTGATAGATAAGATGTCCGGCGATGAGCTTACTAAGACACTCAACGAAATGCTTAAGGGTGAAGTTGAGGTCGACATTGAACCGCTGCCAGTAGCCAGCTTCAATCTGGATGATAACCCAATCCCTCCTAGTGTTCTAGATATGTTGGGGAGCTTTATGAAATGACCGTCACGAATATAAACTCAAGGATTGTCTACGATGGTAATGGCGTTACCATCAACTGGCCCTTCGCTATGGGAGTGCCATCTGCTTCTGCGATTGATGTGTTCATAACTGACGACACTGGCGTTATCCGGCAGCTGACGACGTTAGAGTTTTCTGTAGTTATATCTCCACTTACTGGAACCAACCCAACTCCGCAGGGTGGTATAGTTACCTATAACCCAGGCGGCTCGCCATTACCGTCCGGGTGGACTATAACCATTGTAAGGAACCTAGAGCCTGTACAAAGTACATCAATTGCTAATCAGTCGATCATATATCCACCTATAGTCGAAAGGGAATTTGACTATCTGACTATGCTGATCCAGCAGGGCGTTCTAGACTTTGATCGAGCTATTAAAGTACCGGTAGCCGATCCACCGCCAGCTGATCTACCGCCACAGGCAGCTAGAAAGAATCAGACTGCGTTCTTTAACGATAACGGTGACCTTGTTGCTGGTACGCCACTAGACAACACTATCATGGTATCGGCGGCTATGCAGCCGGTTGTCCAAGCAGCTACGACCACTGAGGCCTTAGCTCTATTGGGAGGCTATCCTGACCCGAAGCTGATTACTGCTGGATACGTGCTCATTCCGGATGATAACAACAGGCTGATAGTCGCTCAGGGTAGCGCTTACTATCTGATTAGCGCTGGCAATCCAACTACATATCCTATAGACTTTAGGGTTCAGATTGTCAATAACGACACCCGTGCTAAGCTAATGAATATCTTTGGCTATCCAGTTCAGTTTAAGGTTTATCCGGATCAGCAGGTTGTTGTCAATCGTAGCCAGTCCGGTTGGGTAATATCTAGGCCGCCACGATGGGCGCCTAGAACCCCAACCAATCTCTATGTTGATCCTTCCCTTGGCTCAGACGTTGTTGGGGTAGCCGATGGGTTAGCTCCTGGTGCTGGGGCCTTTCAGACTGTTGCTAGGGCCACTAGCGTTCAAGAAACTGATCTTGACGGTGACTTCACTATTAACTTGTCCAACGCTTTCCATAATATGCCTGCTGGTGGGCTTTTGCTTAACAAGCGGCTTCCTGGTGGCAATGCCTACAAGTTGGTAGGAAATGTTAGTAATCCAAGTCTAGTTAACATCTTTGCGACCGCATCTACTAACGGAATTGTAGTAGCGGATGGTGCTATTTTAAGTGTGGCTGGCATAACATTCTCAGGTGGTAATAGCTCTAGCAGTATTTGGATAAACCGTGGTGGGGTTCTCAACATTGTAGGGGATTGTATATTTGGACAAAATGTAGGTGGATATAATATTGTAATGCACGCTGGTTACCTCAACATTGATGCAGGTTACCATATAGCTGCTGGTGCTTCGGCCTTTAGCCATATAGGTGCCTTCTATAATAGCGTAGTGGTAATTGGTAAGTTCCAGGGTCCAGCTATTGCAATAACCGTCAACGGTGGGGCTGCATATACCTACTACTACCAATGTCAGCTTAACTCTACCATAGTTAGCATAGCTACATTGACTTACCCGGGCGCCGGATTCGTTAGTGGAACCAAAGCTATAGTGTACTACAATGCTGTCGTCAACGCTGGTGGTGCTAACATTCCTGGCACCATAGCAGCCGAAGTTGGACCAGGAGGATTCTTCTTCTAATGCCTAGCTCAACCCCCAAGATGGCCCGAACCATGGCGGGAGCGGCACATAACCCAGCTTTTGCTAAGAAGATGGGTATACCGCAGGGCGTCGCCAAAGAGTTTAACCAAGCTGACAAGAAGACTGGTATTCTTCGAAAGAAGAAGCACCAAGCTAAAACAGGAGATAGCACTTCATGACCGATCCTATAGGACCAGCAGAGGACCTTACTGATCGCGATATCGATAAGCTTGTTCCACCTAAGATCATGCGGCTGGCACAGCACTTTCACAACCTTATTTACATCCGATACTTCTTTGAGAGTATTGGGCAGCAGCCACCAGAGTGGACTAAGAAGGAGATGACTAGAGCAGATACGGCTCTTCAACTGGAACTCGAACGTGAACACGGCCAGGGTGGTCGATTAAGGGAGATGCAGGATGAAGCAAGGCAGAGCGGACAAAAGCGGACACGAGTCGTGGAAGCGGGAACCCCATTCAAAAGGCGCCTCTGAGGCTGGTGTAGCGCAGCAAGGCTTGGCTACACAGTTCAAAAGGGAACCCATTATTGAGGGTAAGGGCTACAATCCACCTGGCCCTAAGCCAGCTACAGCCGGTCCTGGTGGTGGACGAACCATTCATCGTAGCGGAACACAAGGGAGACACTAATGGCTGACGAACCTAAGAAGGCACCAGACTACGATAGCGAAAAGGTCGAGCAGCTTCTGACAATCCTCGACCTTATCAAAGAAGTGTACCCAAGCATTAGGCAGGCTTCTCAGATGAAGCTGTCAGAGATTGATCTTGAGCTTTGGGAAGAACTCTATCCGGAGGAAGCCAAAGCTAAGAAGGAGAAAGAGGAAGAGATTAAGAAGGCTGAGGAAGAGCGGATCAAGAGAGCTAAGGAAGACGAACAGAAAGCACAGGCTATGGATGAAAGGCCAGCTACTCCTAAGCCGGCCACATATGAAAGGAGAGTATGATGAAAGGTGGCAGAGATATTCTAAGCGAGTACGGGAAGGACATCTCGAAGCCGCAGGCGGCTAGAGCAACTACGGGTGGGATTAAGGAGGCTAAGCCTACCACTTATAGCCCACCACAGGGTCCGCTTAACCAGCACCATCAAGGCCCAGGTCTACATGCCCACAACCACGGAAACGCTCGTTGCCCCGTGGCTGATCGTGGTTCTGGTAGCCCTGGCTCTGGTGGTCGCACTCATAGCGGCGGGAGTCAACGGGGATGACTAGCCCCGTCGACATAGCGAACAGGTCGTTATCTGCGATCGGCACTCGGTCGCAGATAGCTTCCTTTGATGAAGACTCAAATGAGGCTCGTGCGGTCAAGCTGTTGTTTGATCCTTTGCGAGACGAGCTTCTACGCATGGCTCCTTGGAACTGTGCATTTAACTATGCCAATCTTGCGTTAATATGTGCAGCACCGGGGACGCCTGAGAACCCAACGGCAGGTGCAAATGTTTGGGAAAAGGGTATACCACCGCCGCCGTGGAGTTATGAGTATGCGTATCCCATCGATTGTTTACGTCCTGTATTTGTTGTGCCTCAGTTTACTACTGGTTTCACTTCTGGCGTGCCAATTACCACTGCGGTAACGGGTGGTGCACCTGCCTTTTGGAATGGGCCGCCGGTTAGGTACAAGGTTGGTGTCGATCAGATTGGTCAGAGTGGTAAACCTGATCCCAAAGGCACGGATCAGAAAGTTATATGGACTAATCAAGAACAAGCTATCCTGGCGTATGTCAAGCGTGTAACCAATCCTGAGGTATGGGATGATGGCTTTCAGCAGGCTTTGGTAGCAGCATTAGGATCAAGGCTGGTTATTGCATTAACTGGCGATAAAGGCTTGGCTCAGCTTAAGGTCCAAGAGGCCAATCAGTTTATTCAAGTAGCTCGGGTTGGAGATGGTAATGAAGGGTTAACCATCAATGATGTAACGCCAGATTGGATCAGAGTCAGGGGCATCAGCTATCAGGCCTGGGAGTTTTCACCGAACATCATGTTCGATTGGGGCCCGATGCTGACGATGTACTGATGAGCAACACAACTCTACTATCGTTGTGTGTAATCTTCCTGGCGATAGCCATTCTATTCCAGGGCCTTAGATGAGTGACAATGTTATCCAGACTTCGTTTGCTTCTGGCGAACTTTCTCCGAGCCTGTTCGCCAGAGTTGACTTTGCTAAATATCATAGTGGTGCTGCTACTATGCGCAATTTTTTTGTTGACTATCGTAGCGGTGCTTCAACCAGGGCTGGTACTGAATTTATTATGGCGCCTATCCAACTTAATGGGCCTGTCCGGCTCGTTAGATTTCAGCAGTCTGTTGATGTAACTTATGTGCTTGTGTTTGGTAATCAGTATCTTAGATTTATAACGCAAGGTGGTGCAGTTGTTGAAACTAGCTTTCCTGTTGGTGGTATTACTCAGGGTACATCTACTATACTGAATATACCTGGGAATAACTATGCTATCGGGCAACTAATCTTCGTACAAGGAGTTGCTGGAGTACCGCAGATAAATGGCAGGTTTTTTGTTGTTGGTGCTGTTAGTGGTGCTAACGTTACCATACTTGACGATGTAACCAGCCTTCCTGTTAACTCATCTGCATGGCCACCTTTTGTTAGTGCTGGGACATCTCAGCGGGTCTACACTATAGGTACTCCTTATCTTGCATCTGAGCTAGCTCTTCTAAAGTTCTCACAGAAGGGCTCGCAGATGAATATAACGCATCCAGCACACTTTGCGAATGTGTTAACGTTAGTTAGTGCAACCAACTGGAGTTTAGTCCAAGCTACTATTGGTGCTAGTGTTGCACCACCTGGAACGCTCAGTATATCTGCTAGTGCCTCTGGGCCTGCATTTATTATGTACACAGCAACTGCTGTTGATATTAATGGACAGGAGTCTCCAGCCGCTCCTGTAGCGTACGCTTCTGGTGTTGTGGATATGCGGACCACTACCGGAACGGTAAACATGGGTGTGACGGCAGGTTCTGCTGGTGCGATTGCTTATAACTTTTATAAGTCAATGGTATCTACGACTGGTAATCCTAGTGCTGGGCAAGAAGTTGGCTATATAGGCACTTCTACGGATGGTGCATTCACTGATGCCAACATAACGCCAGACTTTGCACAAGTGCCACCTATACACCGAGACCCGTTTACTGGTGCTAGACATGTGCAAGTGTCTAGCTATTTCCAACAGCGGCTTGTGTACGCTAACGCTGGCGGTAATGAAGTTGATAGGTTCTGGATGTCGAAAGTGGCATCTTATTATAACTTCGACACAAGCAATCCAATTCAGGATGATGACTCAGTTGATGCAGAATTAGTTAGCCTTGAAGTTAACGAAATCAAATCTATGATACCAATGCCTTCTGGCTTGGTGATGCTAACAACTAAAGGCGCATGGCAGGTATCAGGCGGTGCAGGTGGCGTTGCAACGCAAGGTGGGCCTATAACGCCAGCAACGCTAACTGCGACTGCACAAGCTTATATTGGAGCTAACGATGTACCACCAATCCTTGTTAACTACGATATCTTCTACGTGCAACAAAAAGGTTCAATTGTACGTGATCTTACTTACAATATCTACGCTAATATTTACACAGGTAACGATATCTCTATTCTCAGCAGCCACCTGTTCTATGGGCATCAGATAAAGGAATGGGCTTACGCTGAGGAACCATTTAAGATGATTTGGGTGGTTCGCGAAGATGGCGTTATGCTATCCCTAACCTTGGTTAAAGAACAAGACATGTACGGCTGGGCTCGCCACGATACCTTTGGAAACTTTGAGTCTGTCTGTACGGTAACGGAGGGTAGTGTCGATGCTACTTATGTGGCTGTGTCTAGGCCTAATCCGATCACAGGTGATTTTAGGCTATATATCGAACGTATTACTGATCGAATATTTACGTTCGGTGCAGAAGATGCTTGGAGCGTAGATTGTGGTGTGTCTACTGTACACAACACTCCAACAGCTGTGTTAATATCTACCCTACCTGATCCAGTGGGTATAGCTACGTTTACCGCCAACGCAGCTGTATTCGGTTCTAATATGGTAGGCTGGATCATCAGAGTTGGTGGTGGTAAGGCTGAGGTAACGCAGTACATTAGCCCTACCCAGGTTAAGGGTAAAATGATCCAGCCCATAACTGCGTTAATCCCCAATGACCCACAGAAGCGCCCAGATATAGGTATCCCTGGGACTTGGGCAGTTGATCCACCGATTACTGTGGTACATGGACTAGACCATCTGGAAGGCCAGCAAGTATCAGTTCTAGCAGATGGTGGTGTTGTTCGCGATCTGACGGTTCAGGGTGGTTCTATCACATTACCAGCCCCAGCATCTAATGTAACGATAGGGCTGGGCTATCAGATGCAGCTACAGACTATGCCCTTGGACTTGGGTAACGAGCAGCAAACTGTTCAAGGCAAGCGCAAGAAAGTCTCTGCATTGACGGTTAGGGTTAAGGATAGCCGTGGCGTTAAAGCTGGCAGGACGTTCCAGACCCTAACGCCGATTAAAGAGATGAACCGTGTAACGCAGATGGGACAGCCAGTAGCGTTAGTTACCGGTGACGAACGCATTGTTATGGACCCACTATGGGATGTTCCTGGGCAAATCTGTCTACAGGTTGATGATCCACTACCGGCTACAATTCTTGGTGTTATCCCAGAGATAATGGTGGGAGACACATCCAAATGACAAGAATTCAGCCTATGAGCCCGGACGAAGCTAAGGCCTATATCGAAGACCTATTGCTTACTGAAGATGAAAGATATGGTATGAACTTTTGTCTTAAGTGGAGTTCGATAATGTGGGTGGGTCATGTTGATAGTGACCTATGCTGCATGTGGGGTTTGATCCCACCTACGCTGATGTCTAACCAAGCTTACTTCTGGCTACAGACAACTGATCTAATGAAAGATCATCCGTTTATTCTGGTTAGGCATTCACAGCTGGTTATAGAACAAGCGTTAGAGTTGTATCCGTCAATCTGTGGTCACGTTAACGCCAATGCTCCTAAGTCAATTAGATGGCTAAAGTGGTTGGGGGCTAAGTTCGGTACACCAGCCCATACAGGCATACCATTTAGGATAACGCGAGATGGCAGGCGCAATGGGAATGGTGGGGATCGGTAGCTCGATCCTCGGCGGTATCACAGGAGCAATGGGGGCCAAGACTCAAGCAGCTGGTCAGCAGATCGGTATTGCTGGGTCGATGTTGCAGACTATTGGGCAGGCATTTGGGTTTAAAGCGCAAGCACAGCAGTACGAATATCAATCTAACATAAATCAATACCAAGCTGCTGTAGCTGATATGAACAAAAAGATTGCTGAGCAGAACGCAGACTATGAGCTTGATGTTGGGGAGATTACAGGTGAACAGATTGGAATGAAGTATAGGCACGATCTGGGCACAGCTAAAGCTGCCCAAGGTGCATCTGGTATTGACGTTAATTCTGGTTCGAGTGTTGAAGTTCGCGAAAGCATGGTTGAGATGGGCCAGTGGGATCAGGCCCTGAACAAAGCCAGTGCAGCCCGTAGGGCATATGGATATACAGTTGAAGCGGCTAATGCATCAGCACAGGCGGATGTGTATCGCTACACAGCAACTATGAATACAGCACAAGCTGCTAATGCGATGACTGCTGCTGGCATAACAGAGAAGGCGTTGCCGTTGCAGCAGCAGGCTATGTCACTAGCTGGGACCGCAGGTAATATTAACGCTTTCGGCTCGCTGGTTAACACAGCCGGATCGGTAGCCAGTAAGTGGACTAGTGGTAATATGTCAGGTCTATTTGGGTCGAAGGCAGCATAATGCCAGTCAAATATGATCCAGTACCAACCGTAAAGCCAGAGGAAGCACGCAGAACTGCGGCTATCCCATCGCTGCATGTGGACTTTCCACATGTGCAGATATCTGGCGCTACAGGCCAAGCACTAGAGAATGTTGGTCGCCTTGGGTTCCAAACGCTTGGCTCCAGCATGAATACAGTTGGTGCCGCAATCTCTAGTCTAGGTAAAGCATTCGATCATGCTGGCGATGAGATGTTCAATAGGGCTATGGCCCTACAGGACCTGGAGAATGAGAAGGTAGTTAATCAATCTACGATTAGTTATGAGTTGGATAAAGAGGCAAAGCAAACTGACTTTCTATCGCAAGCAGGAGATGCAGCTAGTCCAGCTGCGTTACGAACACATCTGGATAGCTTAGAGAAGCTTAGACAAGACTACAAGTCTAAGCTAACCAATCCTATGCAGCAGAAGGCATTTGATGCACAGACAACGCATTCGTTTGTTCAGGCTGCTAGAGAGTCAGGTAGGCATAGCGCAACTGAGACTAAGAACTCATTTGTAGCTGCTGCTGAAGCTAGAGTTAATATGCTAATCTCTAGTGGCTCTAAGTCAGACAGCGAAGAAGACTATAAGAAGTCCCTAGATGCTATTGAGCAGACAGTTAGAGACTCGATATCGCCAGCCAAGGGTTGGGCTCCTGGTAGCCCACAAGAGCAATATTACATTCAGACAAAGACGAGTAAGATGCTTGCTGATAAGATAACGCTCTTATCCGAAAAGAGGCCAAGTGAAGCTTTACAGATGCTTGAAGCGAACAAGGATAAGCTTCTTCCAGAGCATTATGTTCCTGTGTACAATCGGGTTAAGGGCGAACGCGATAATGCAGGGTCTAGGAATATTGCAGATAAAGTGTATGATGACCTATCGGAAGGTGGTAAGAAGGCTGCAACAGAGATAAGTAGAGAAGAGGTAATAAAGCAAGCACGTGATAAAGCTGAGAGGGAACGGCCAGGAGATGCTACATATAGCAAGAAGGCAGAAGATGCAGCTGAGAATAGGCTGAACATTGCTAGGCGAGAGCACGAAGAACAGCAAAGGCAAACCTTGTATAAGACGCTAGATGTTGCTCATGGCTACAAGACACAATCTGGTAAGAAGCCTAAGAGGATAGAAGACGCTTTGACCGAACCTGGGTTTAAGGAAGCTTACTGGAAGCTAACGCCAGATCATAGAGATGCGATAGACAAGATCATTCAGAGTAATAATGAGCATGATATTCTGCGTTCAGATGAGTCAGATGCGATATATCGCACGTGGAGAGGCAGACTGCTGTATGGCGACCCGCAACAGGCAGCTGCGGAGATAACAGCTGATCCATCATTAATTAGCAAGTTGCAAATACCGCGACAGGAGCGGGATATACTGTATAACATATATGAGCAGGAACGCGTTAGGGAGGGTAAGTCCGAAGCTCATACCAGAGTTGAACGTGGATGGGGTGTATTGAAGAATGCTGACTATATACCAAAAGATATCATTAACAGCCCCAAGGTTAGAACACCACAGTTTAAGGCTGTCCTTGGCGATATAGCAGAAAAGATGGAGAAAGATCAGAAGAAGCCACTAAACGATGCACAGTGGAAAGAAGCTGCTGACCAGGCTTTGGGAATACTTCATCCAGGCAGACCTTGGTATAAGGGCGGTGAAGGCAGGTACTTTGAACAGTTCGGTCCAAAGATATCTAGCTTGCCTGGGTATAAAGAATTTGCGGAGCAGTTTAAGAGAGTTCAGCCTCTTGCTGGGCAGAAGCAAATAGATGCAGCATTTATGCAGTCCAAGATAATTGGTGATCTTGAAGCTCTCACGAAGAAGAAAGTAAAGACAATTAGGGTAACGCCATAATGGCCGAACCTGTACCAGATTATTTTAGTATTTGGCAAGGGCTTGAGAACGAGCGGGCTCAGGCTAACGTTATTAAGGGGCAGGGCCTTAATAAGGATAACGCTGCGAAATCTCTTGACATGGCTAGAAGGCTCGGCGGTGACGCAGAGTACATTTTAAGCCATTACGATATGGCAGAACGAGCCTATAAGTCAGACTTAACGCAGACCGTTACAGCTGACAATCCCATGATACGGGATTATATGGTCAATCATCCATTGGCTAGTGCAGTTAGCCAGGATGATATACCGAACCTACATAAGTTTAGTTACTCTTGGAAGAACCTGTTACCGTTCATTAACCCTAATCCATTCCTTGGCTTGGCACCACTATTACTTAGACAGATCGAGCATGATCCGGAGAGCTTCGTAGCGGTTGGTGGGAGGCATTTTCTGCACTCGTTACCAGCTATGGCAGCTGGTGCTGGAGCAGGGGCTCTCGCTGGAACGGTGGTAGCGCCAGGGCTTGGCACTGTTGCTGGTATACCGATTGGAGCTATAGCCGCTGTTGGTGGTGCAGGCATAGCTGGCGGTATAGCCGAGTCATGGCTGCAATCATTGGCAACGCAGAAATGGTGGCCTGAGGAATATCACAGGTTAGAGCAAGGTAGAGAAGAACATCCATATGCAGCAGTTATAGGTGAAACTGCGGCTGCTGCACCGTTCTTTGGCATTGGTGGATTTACTAAGGCTGCAATAAAGGCACAAATGCCGTTACGGCTAGGCATGGCTGTAGCTGGTGCTGCCCTTGAAGGCACACAAGAAATGCTAATGAAAGGAGAACTTGACGCTAAGACTATGACTGCTGCTATGGTTGGTGGTGCACTGTTTGTAGGCGAACCGGTTGCGTTAGGCAAGATGATAACCACTGGTAGGTTTGTAACGCGACATCTCGAGAATGGAGAAATGCCACCAACAGGTGCATATAGAGCTTGGGATAAGGTAGCGGAAGATGAATCCAAAGCTGCAATTGAAGCATACAAGCAGGCGATTAAGGACGCAGGTAAGTCTGAGACTAAAGAGATTAGCCCTGAGAGTTGGTCTGCGTTCTTAAACAGCAAAGTCCCCATCGGATTAAAGTCGGATATGGTTAAGAAGATGTATCCAGAGGGTAAGTCTCCTGAGCCTGGAGATGGGTTGCTAGGCGATGTCCCAGGTATACAGGAGAAGTGGAGGAAGATGTTGTTTGATGGTGAGGACTTAAAGATATCGTTTGATGATTGGAGCAAGGTTGATCCTAAGGTTGAGAAAGAGCTTGCGGATCACGTTAGGGTACGACCTGATCTATATACCAAAGAGGAAATGAAAGAGCCTGGGCCAGAACGCGATCTACCAGCTGCGGATAACGAGACGCAGCAAATGATTAACGAGATTAGAAGAGCAGGTGGACTAGACTCGATCCTAGCTGATATTAAGGAAGACGGAACTATAGTGTTTACTCCTGGGACTGTATTGCCTGGAAAGGATGAAGATCGGATCATTAAGGCAATATTGGCGTTAAAGGCAAAAGACGATGCCAAGGTTATGAAGGTTGAAAAGGCTAAAGCTGAAACTAAGATTAGCCAAGAGTATAACAAGGCTGGAGCAGAGCATCTCGAACAATCGTTAAAGGATGTAGAGGATAGACCCGACTTTAAAGCTTGGAGGTTTATGAACCTAGGCGAATGGCATGGTGAGAAGATTGGATTGATACCTAAGATCGATCCACAGTTTCTCACTCCGGAACAACGCAAGGCGTTTCCAGAGCACTGGCAAGCAAAGAATGGGCTTAACCCTGACTTGGTTGCTGGTGAGATGGGATTTAAGAATGGCGATGAGTTTATCCAGGGGATGATTAACTTCCGCAACCAGAAGGGTAAAGGGACTTATCAGCAGCTTAGGGCTAAGGTTGCAGCAGCGGAGGCTCAGCGTAGGCTTGACTTGCAGTTCGGAGATAGGGATCAGCTAACAACTGCAATGGCTCGCGAACATATAACAGACCTTAAAGCTGAGGATTTGATTTGGGCTGAGTATGTAGCACTAGGACATACTCTTGGTTTAGAGCCTCCACATGATAGGGCAGCTATCAATAAGATGGCTCAAGAGTCAGTTCTAAAGACACCATGGAAGGATATCAGTTTATACGATACTACTAAAGAACTTGGCCGTGCTGGGAAGGAAGCATTTATAGCTTTGGGTAAAGGCGACGTTATGGGAGCCTACATAGGTAGGCAGAAGATGGTGCATCAGTTAGCTAAAGCTAGATATGTTAAAGAGGCAGAAAGGCGGTTTAGGAGCGATGATCGAACGGTATTGAAGCCATTCCGCAAGGCTGAACCACCTGGCGTTGGTCCACGGTATTATGATTGGGCACACTGGATAATGCTTAACCATGGAGTACCGACCAACAGGAGTAGAGAGCATCTGGAGGAAACGCTGGCTAGGCCAGAAGTACAGCATAAGACACTTGAGGATTTCTCTAATAGCCATGAAATGCCAATCGATCCACAAGACCCAGGAGCGGTTGGGTTGCCCAAGGGTTGGGAGGACTATGGAACAACTTACAATCCAAACATGCCCATATGGGAGGATTTGTTTAAACCAAATGAGTTATTGAATAACGATGGGCAGACTCTGCAATGGGGTGAGATGACTGTTAGGCAACGCAATGCGTTGACCAATTCTCTTAGGGCTTTAAAGAAGATAGGAACAGACAGTGGCCAGAACCTAATCAATATCAGAGGAAAGGATTATCATATCGATGAACTCGCTCCACTATTTGCACATGCAGTAGAAACATTTGGCGATGCAATGCATCCTAAAGGCCCTATAGCCAGAGGTCTCGTGTGGGGCTGGCGGATGACTTCAGCCAACTTAAAGACACCAGAAGCGTTTGCGGAAAGGTTGGCTAGATACGATGAGAAGAATGTGTGGCAGAGACTGTTCTTCAATAGGGCTAATGAAGCAGCCCTATCGATGAAGCGATCTCAAAAAGAATTGGCTAGGATGCTGCGTGAGGGCCTTGAGCCAGTATTGAAGAAAGCTGGACTGACTAGAGGTTGGATGCAGAAGAAGGTTGAGAACGATACTCTAAGCCATCCACAGTGGTGGGTTAGGAACGCAGACGGAAGCAAGAAGTTTGTAGGGACACAGAAGGACCTGCTAGATGTAAGGAACGAGCATCTGGTTGGGTTAGCATTGAGTATGGGCAGCGAAGAGGCTATAGCTCATACAGCGCCTGGATACAACCTAACGCCAGATGAGCTTAAGTTCTTTGCTAGCAAGGTCTTAAAGCCTGTGCACTACGAAATAGCTAAGGTATATAGTGATCTTTTTGTTGAACTATTAGATCGCGAAAATGCAATGACTATGCAGCGAAGTGGTACAATATTAGAGAAGGATGTACCTGGAAAAGTATGGACGCCGTTCGGTGAACGCGATGGCTGGTATTGGCCTAGAGTACGAGATAGGGTCTTAGATAAAGGTAGACAGAATATTACTGAAAATCCATCGCCTAGAAGGGTGAAGATCGAGCATGGGTGGGCAGAGCCAAGAACTGGGCAGGTCTATCCAGTCGATCTGAGCCTGGGTTGGGTTACTAATGAGATAAACAATAGGCTTAGATATATCCATATGGAGCCTGTAAGGGATATCTTTAATAAGATACTTCAACATGAGTCTGTTAGTAACGCGATCTATCGCAAGTTTGGTGACGAGTATAATTCGATGCTTCGCCAGCTATTTAATGATATGGCTCGCCATGATGGAGTACCGGGTGAATTCGCAAATGCAACGCGACGCCTTCTTAATGAAGTATCTGGTAGAGGATTAACCAACGCAATTGGATATAACGTTGGGACATTTGAGAAGCATGGGCCGCAGGCAGTAATGCAAGCCTTAAGGCAGATAGGTAATCCGAAGACTGTGCTAGAAGGGGTTAGACGCATATTTACAACCAATAGGGCTACTAGACGAGAGGCTAGAGACTTCGCATTAAGAGGTGGTTGGGTTGCTGGTCGACAATGGCCTGGATCAGGGGAGTTACAGATACGACAACCCTATTGGAAAGATGACCTATCGCTGACTGCTAGCGAAGCGCTTGGTAAGCTGAGCTTGATGGGTAATACTATGGGGAGGGCAAGGCAGTACAATAACCGTATAGCCACTTATATGCTGGCTACGGTTGATAACGAGGCATCTTTGTTAACTTGGGATACGCGTTATCATAAAGAAATGGACCTAAGAACTAAGGAGGTACAAGACAAGGCTGGGCTAAGTCCAGCTGAGTTCAATGACGCTCTATGGGAAGCACACTTAGATGCTGTTGATATAGCTGACCATGCAGTTAGAGGCTCACACGGATCAACCGCTATAACGTCTAAGTCTACTCTATTGAGGCAACAAGACTCGTTAACCTTTACTATGTCTCGTGCTCTGAACTTCATGACTAACGTGCTTGTACGCAGATATCGTATGATGGCTATGACTAAGGATATGCTTACGGGTCAATCGCCTAGGGGTGCGTTCCATGACCTAAGGGCGATCGCAGCTGACATGTTTGTGTACTTCGCGTTACCAACATTACTTGAAGACTTAGCTGACCCCATATGTAAGGAAGACGATGATGTTATGCTTTGTGGTGCGAAGTACATAGCTCAGGGTGTGGCTGCACCTATACCGATTGTTCGCGATGCAATGCACTATTGGATAACTGGGTCAGAGAGAAACTTTGGATTTGTGTGGAATGGTTTCAAGTTCATATACAATATCGGTCATGATGTTGCTAAAGGCCTTAACGAGGATGACTGGAACTACGGTAATCTAACGCAACACTCAATGGAGTTGATGGGCTTGGTAGCGGCTACGCCAATGGCTAAGCCTGGGACATGGCTTAACTATATATATAAACTACATGAAGGCGAAGAGCGGCTACCAGAAAGCCCAAGTGAGATGATTAGAGTTGCAAGGTGGGGCAGAACAGAACCAACTGAGCATGAAGAAAAACATGCTAAACCACTGTTGCAAAGGATATTCCAGTGAAAGCAGCCCATAGAGCAGCGATAGTCTTATTTCTGGTTATAGTTATTTTGCTTGCACTCGCGTTCTGCGGTAAAGATTATTGGGAGACAACAGAACAAGTTCAGATGCCATTTATGTTAGAGAGTGCTTCGGCTCAGCCAGTTCAGTGTACTGATGCAGCGACACGAGAGAAGCTCAAAGGTATAATGCTGGACGCACTAGATGAAGCACTTAAACAACACATCGTCCATATGTTCGAAGTCTGGATGAAGGACGATCGAGGCCAACCGGATAGGGCCAGGAATGGAACTATCAATGGTATCAATGCCTATATCAAAGCTGGCCAAGGTGTATCAAATTGGGCACCACCTGACTGCCCAGGATAGGAGGCTAAAATGAGTGATGTACCCCCGTGGCTTAACGTTATGCGGACTTTAACCGGAACAAGGGAAATTGCTGGTCCCGAGGCTAACCCAGTTATCACAGGAATGACAGATGAAATCAAGCGAGCATGGCCAGACGTTCCCGGAATGGCAGCGTACTGCGACCAGCCAGCTTGGAATAGTGACGAGACAGCATGGTGCGGAGTTGCTGCTGGATACTGCGTTAGTGAGGCTGGCTACATGCCCCCTTTCGGCAATACTGACACCACAAGGTTCGGCTGGGCGGATAGCTTCCGAACGTCCCCGGACTTTGTAGAACTCTCTAGCTACGTTCCTGGTGCTATTGTCGTAATGACTCGCTCCGGCGGTAACCATGTGACATTCTTCGAGAGTGAGAGTGGGTCGAACATCAACTGTCGAGGCGGGAACCAAAGCGATAGCGTGAATGTTACATCGTTCCCTAAGTCTAACGTGACCGGGATCATGTGGCCCAAGAATGCTCCTATGCCAGCGGTACCCAGGTCGACCATTCGGCAAGGCTCTAGGGGACCGGACGTTGTTGCTTGCCAGACTACACTGGGCGTGTACCCAGCCGATGGTGATTTCGGTCCAATCACTGATGGGGCAGTCAGAGGCTATCAGGCGGCTTGTTCGATCGCACAGGACGGGGTAGTTGGGCCTACTACTTGGGGTAAGCTAGATGAACTAGATGCTAAGGTAGCTGCTGGTGACGACGGGTTAGATACGGAGTTGATTGGCATCATCATTGACATCGCTAAGACCGACCCCATTGCCAACTATAATTGGAGTGGCAGGGGTAGGGCCCCATATGGGCATACGGTTGGTGTAGCGCTGAGCTTTGCTCTGGCCTATCAGCGACTCAACTCTGACGACGCTGCGGCACAGCAGATGGCTAAGGCTGCTACGGGGGACAGCAAGGATGTGTTTACGGTCTATGCTACTGAGTATCGAAACCTGGGTATGGATAACAGCGCAGCTGCTCACCCTGTTGATCGTCTCCGTCATCTATTCGCTTTTATCTTAGGCCTGGGGATGAGAGAGTCATCTGGCCGGTATTCCGAAGGTAGGGATATGTCGGCTAGCAATACCTCAGCCGACACAGCAGAGGCCAGCTTCCTCCAAACCAGCTGGAACATACGATCATGCTCATCTACACTACCGCCACTACTCCCCGAATACTGGTCCAACCCATGTGGATTCAGGGCCCAGTTCAAGGAGGGAGTGACGCTGAAATCAAGCGATTTAGGAAACTTTGGTTCTGGTGGTGGAGCGCAGTATCAGTTCCTCAGCAAGTATGCTCCGGCTTTTCATGCCCTGGTCAGTGCGGTTGGTTTGAGGAACCTATGCAACCACTGGGGCCCTATCAATCGTAAGGAAGTTGAGCTTCGACAGGGTGCTGACTCGATGCTTATGGCGGTGCAAACGGCGGTGGACACATATAGTCCTGGGCCAGAGCCTGCACCAGAGCCTGCTAACAAGGTTGATATCATTACAGCAGGAGAGATCGACGATATCACAATCAAAGGTGATGTATATGTAACGGTTAATGGTGAGGAATGGATACCATGAACCCAGGTGTAGGCGAAGAAGCAGGCAAGGTAGCTGTATCGGCAGTCGATGCGTTGAAGTCAACGCCTGTCATCCTAGGCGTGTTGATCTTCAATATAGCGTTCATGGCCTTCGTGGCTTACTTCGAGCACACTAACGGTGAGCGTTGGGAACGTACAGTTGAAAGGACTATCAACTACTGTCAGCCAGTCAAGGTTAGCCCTTAGGTACAGTAAATATCCTCAAGCCATTCTTACCTATACCACTGGCAATAATCTGTCTAGATTGTTGCATGGCTTCTATCAGCGGTCGAATAGCATAGGCCTGTACCTTGGTCCTAGCAAAGTTAACAACCTGATGCTCCCCAATACCATTGGGATATTGCTTAATGAAGTAGACAATTTCGTCCATGATACGACTGTCAGGACTGACAGTACCAACTTGGAATATAGCAGACATTGCCATCTCAGCCTCGACGAGCCAGTTCATTGCTCGATTGAAGTCCACTACGTCGAGCTTCAATCCCCCGTCGCGGTCTACGCAGCTTACCATCGTAAGCTTGCACAGGTGAGCCCATCTGCGGGTACAATAATGTCGAAGCTTAGGATGATCGGGAACAGGTATCTGTCCGGTGTTACGCCATTTGCTCATGACATCACGGAAGCCTGGGGTATACGTGAACTCACCTATTATCGTATTGATGATCTTAAGGTCGTGAATGAGTTCCTCTGGCTTGTCCATCGGAGGCTTTTCGAACACATCAATAACAGGTTTGTCATCGGAATAAACCAATATGACACGGCTCATGAGACCTTGATCCCAAACATAATCTTTAAGCGTATGCATTAAGTTACTGGGAGTGGAGCCACAGAGCATAGTTAGTTGTGGCTTAGCTACCTTGATCCGGATGTTAGCTACTCGTCGACCTTCGGAATAAGGGTTACAGTCGTAGAACTCTACGAAGGCTGCGGTTAACGCTGTATCATACTGATCCATTAGCACAGAGAATTCATCTGCGACTATAACTAGCGAATGATATTCTATTGGGGCAAATGGGATATTCGCGATAAACCGTTTGGCCTCGTTCATATGGTCTGACAATGATGCCCTTGTCATTGATGTGGAGCCAAAGAACATTTCTGGAAGGGCTTCTCTTGCAATGCCGCTTGCAGCCATAATGGCACGAGACTTCCCAATTCCCGGCTGACCAATCAAAAATGTATACAAGTTTGGATACAGTGGGGTGCTCAGGTTCGTCCATACTTTCTGCTCCAGTGTTGCAGCGATCATGGTGATCGCAGACCACGTCCGGAAGATCGGCGCTGACTCCAGGTTCTCGGTATACTTGACAAACGATTCTATCCAACTTTCACACGCTCGCTTGCCGGGTCCGTTGATCGCCGGGGTGGTACGCTTTAAGGCCATCTGGATTGCTCTCTTTATGCTTGCCCCAATTCCAGCCAGTCTGGCATCCGTATGGTATGGTCAGCGTTCGGTCATGCTTCAGTGGGATTATATGGTGCAGTTGAGATTGGAGCTTGGGGATGATTTCATCTTCTTGCTCCTGTGGGTATTGGACTAAGATCGAGTCATGGTTCTGCATTAGCAGTTCACAGTCTCTTGCATGCCATACTCGAAGCATGCCTTGGTTTACTATGTCGGATAGAGACCCTTGTGGATCGTAAGCTATAGCCTCTCGGATTACTTTATCATCGTCTCGCCTACCGAAGAAGGTACGCTTACGGCCCATAAAGGAAACTAGATAGCCATATGATCTGACCCTTTCATTGACCCACCTATGCCACATCTGATGGGCTGGGAAGACCCCGAAGTATCGTTCTTGGAATTGCACTATAGCTGGGACATCTATCTTGTATTGACGGCTGAGTGTATCTGGACCGCCGAGGTAGTTGGTGCCATGGCCTATTGATTTGCATAGCTTGCGTAGATCGTGATGGCGATAATATGGTCGTTCGGCTATCTCGCGATCTTTAGACATGTCACCAGTCCAAGGCATACTAGGTTCACACAAGCGGGATACTACTGTGTGCAGATCGCCACTCTCGCATGCATCTAGATACTCACCTTTATGGAATAGGTTCCACTCGATGGCTCCGACTATGCGAGATTCACCTTGCTCTGCATCGAAGTTGGCTAGCTTCATACCTGGGTCAGCTATGAAGACCGACCGGAGAGACTCTTCAATATTTTGTAGGTTACCGCCAGTGCCGTACTCGCTAAAGCTAGAGCTAAAACGACCAGTGTTAGTGCCAGCAATATTGTAGCTAGTTCGTATACGTCCGTCATTGTCTAACTCCTGTGCTAGTACATCCATCTTCTTGTCGAGGTCACGCAGGTATTCCATGAAGCGGATTACAGGGCGTGCTATGCGATAGAACTCCATCTTCTCTAGTGCATCACGGTTAGCAGTACGCTTACCTTCCTTGGTTCGGATTGGTGGGATGAGATAGATATCGTAGAGAAGCTTGTGCAGGTCTTGCCATGAACGCCAGTTAAAGCCATGGAAGCCTGTACCCTCACGGACTAGCCGCTCGAGGATTTCTTCCCATTGATCTACGAAGCCAGCGTATTCATCAAGGACTTGCTTACGGCGTTCCTGATCTATGAGAACGCCACGGACACGCATGTCGAATACGGGTCCTTGTAACGCACGTGAGAAGTCATAGGTTGCAGTGGTAACGCTGTCGAATTGCTCGACCAGAGTTTCCATAATCTCTGCGGTAACGCAGCAATCGAGGCCGTTGTAGACCCACTCGCTGTCAATGTTAGACAGTCTTGGAGTCTTGCTGGTGTCGATGATCTTCATTAGTCTTCACGCTTGATAGTGGTCTTGTGCTTTCGCATCTGTTTCCATGGGCCTTCGTCTGTATAGACACTACCAAGAAACTCTAAGCCTTTGAGTAGCTCTGGTTGTAACGCGTGGTGAGCTAGCATTGTGTCGTCTGTTGCTCCATAGGTCTTTATTCCCCAGGCTCTGTAAATGAATGTGATGTCGTAGAGCCCGTTCTGGAAGGTTTTCGGAGTTGGTCTTGATAGAATAGCTTTGACAATATTGTAAGCTTGACGATAGCTTTCGATGTTGCTCCAATAATTTCTTCCTGGCTTTCGGGGGTCATAGAACGGAATAACGATAGCAACATCGGGAGATGGGGCAAAGCCGATGCACGTAATAATTTGTCCAGCAGTTTCAATGTCAACGCTAAGTCTTTCACAGGGTTGTATGTATCTTTTGTCGAACTCATAGATATCCTCCAAGCTAGGTTCTATAAAGATATGACGTTGAGGGCGGCGAATGTCAGGATGCTCTGACTCGCGTTTAGCTTTCATTAAGTCTAGGATAGTGACTGGGCGCAAGCCCCACTGGCGGAAGATAGCTGCGGGATGGAACGTGGCGATACACTTGTGACCGCCGGGAGACATCTGAACAACGCCACGGCCTTTACCTACTCGGGTTTTGTCTAGCATGGCCCACATAGCTGTGTTGCCTAAGCAGACCACGATGTTGGGTTTGTGCAATTTGAGTTCACTATACAATCGTTTGAGTTCCCCAGCATACATTTTCTTAACGTACTTACCTGGGAGTAACGCTGGTCGACCAGGGATACCTTCCTCTCTCGAACCACAAAGGTTCTCTATCTTGTTTTGAAATGGCTTAATGTTGAACACGTTGGTTAAGAAGCAGTCTGCTCTGCGAATGCCTGCTTCGATCATCAAGCTGGTTAACAATCGCCCTGTTGGTCCGACAAACGCAGTCCGTTGTCGAGCCTCCTGCTCGCCCCAGGCTTCACCTATGAACATCATGTCAGTCATTGTGCAGGGCGGGACCAGGGCAGGTGTGTCAAGCCTTTCCCTGGTCCCTAACGCACCGGCCGGAGGTAGTGACAGCCAGTGCGTGTTCGCTATTCTACCTTGGCGTTTCCAGAAACTTCAGCGAACACACCATCGCCAGCACGATTGGCTCGATGTGTTACCGTAATGTAGCACTGATGTCCAGGTATTTCCTGGATCGCTTCGTTGATCGAGAGCGAGCCTTCAATCCCGAGGTTCTTGAGGAACTGCGAGTTGCGATAGGCAGCACCGTCGGTGAGGTACAAGCGGGTCTGGATTGTCTTGTCACTCAAGGTCGATACCGTACCGTCGATCTTCTCTAACGCAGCCTTGAGGTCTTCTGAGTTAACGCTGTCCAAGGCTTCCAGATATTGGAAGGTGATAGTGATAAACGGAGTGCCGGTCGAGGCTTGACCGGGTTCAGCATGACCTACCGCCATAACCAAGTAATCACCAGCAGGCATTGGCTTGGGTGGCGGGATGTCATCCATCGGCATGTCACCAATGGCAGAAAAGTTCGGAGCAGTCTTCGGTTTGATAGCCATCTTCTATTACCTCCGTACAATTGTGGGTCTCATTGCTGTGGGTTTGGTAGGCGTTGGTTTGTTTGTCTCTGGTTTCTTAAGAACCTTGAAGAATTCTGCTAAGCCAGTTGAGATTGGATACTCAGGCAGCATAGCAAACGGTGCTGGGTTCTTAAGGTCGATCTGTCCTGTGGGTGCTGTCTGGATAACGCGTTCCTTTCCTTTCATGGTGCACAAAGCCATGGAGTTAAACCATGACCCAATCTTGGGCGAGAGGGCTGAACCGATAGCGTTCGGATAGCCCTTCCGCTTGCCATCTTCCGTATCAACATAGTTAACGTGAGTTATAACGATGACATTGGTACGGAAGTATTCGCTGGTTAGGTCAGCAAGCATAGCTTCAATGCCGGTCTGAGCAAAGAAGTAAGCTGCTCTAGGATCGGGGTTCTTAGGCATTGCTACCTTAGCCCAATCGAATGATGCCCTGCCACAATGAGTTAATGAGTCGACCACGAGTACCCACTCCGGTCCCCACTCTGAGGGTTTACCATAGTCAGGCCATTCGTCTAGAAGTTTGAGACCGTCGGTGAATGCTTTCGGTGGGCCATCAACGATAAGCTGGGTATTGATCATCTTATACTTATCGCGAAGGGACTTGAAGATCACGTTATCGATCTTATCGGGGCACTCGTGTTCGATGAACAAGCGGAGAATGTCTAGGCCGTTATCGTAATCTAGAATGGCCAACTTATAGCCAGCCTTAACCAGAGATGCTAAGCCTCCTGTCTTGCCTGTGCCTGGGTCACCCAGCACTATCATCTTTGTGAACTCGTTAGACTGATGCTGACTTAGCAAGGGCATTTTTGTATCTCCTAAGTAGCTCTTCGATCATGAGGATGTTATTCTTACCAAAGTGTATGTAGCATGCTTTCCTGATTTCATGGATCAGGTCTTCGTCACTCATCTTGGTGCAAGCGGGTTCCATGGTTCTACCTGTTCAAAGCTAGAGCGGAGGAAGCGTTGACGAACTGATTTTGGTTTGCTACAAACTTCTCGATAGGTACAGCCACCATACTTATCACAACTGGTATCGTCTTGAGGCCAGCGATCAAACTCAAGGCAATGCTCATACCAACGCAAGTGGGCTTCAAGATCGTGTAGCCATTCATCGAGTTGTTCTTGGGTGCGATAGATGAAGAAGCGATCGTAGTTGGTACTGCCGATCAGCAGTTGGGCGGCGTCAATTATAACGCCCTTAATTTCTGTCATAAACACACGCTTACCTGCCAATGTATAGAGGGACATTTGATTATGTGGTGTCCACATTCTCTGGTAGGTAGCACCAAGCCCCCATGTGGTAGTCTTGCGGTCCATAACAAAAAGGTCCTCATTGAAATCTACTACGCGGTCGAGCTTACCGCAGAGAACGTAGGGTTGGGTTGAGTTCTTAGGCCCGAAGTCTAACTCGAAGCTGAAGGTTATCTCTACTGCTGGGTCACCGTTAGTCAGGATTAAGGTCTTGGCGTTATCGTCTTTGAACTTCTCAAGATACCAGACAACTGTGCGGACTAGAGTATCTCGGTTGCGTTTCTTATCATCAGGGTTCCAGTCGACTAGCCTAAACAGGAGATTACGGACAACATCGAACACACAGTCCTTATGCTTACGGCCCAATGCCTTCAGGATTTCATAGTCTTGTAGACACTTATGGTATTCACGCCCGAAGCGTAAGGCGATGGCTTCTTCTTTAGGTTCCCAGCCATCCTTCTTGAACTTGTGCAGGTACTTGCAGCGTTTGAGGTATTCTAACGCGGTCGAGTCCCATGCATATTGAACGCCGTTGATGAACGGACTAGGCATTGGGAAGTCATCAACTTCTATTAGCTCCTGCATCAGAACCTCCTAACAAACTTGCCTGCTGGTTTAGCTGGTGCTGACTGTGTGATTGCTGATAGTGCGGCTTCAACTTCTTCTTCTGACTGGTCTTTCTTGGCACGGGCTTTCTTGCCAGAGTATGCAGCAAGTTCTTCAAGCTGGAACTGTATCAACAGTTCGATTTGTTCTTCCGAAATGTTTGGGATCGCATCCATAGCTTCATCGAGTTCTTTGCTCATTCATTTTCTCCACGAAATGTGAAATTTGAAGACCCATATCTAAGTTCATCTTCCATTAGCTCTGTTTGTCGGATGTGTTTGCGCAAGGCGTCACGGATGGCCTCTGTGTAGCCCATAGGAAAGTTCTGCTTGAACCACTCTACGTCTTTAGAAAAGAGGTTCAAAGTTACTTTGGTTATTGGTTCCGAGACTACCCTCACGGTGCACCAACCATATTTGATCTGCTTGTTCAGGGAGAACCATCACTATATCGTCTAGGTCTGCTCGATTAGTGGCCTCCATCCGAGCACGATATAAGTGCTGGCGTAGCAGCATTCGATCATCAGTGGTTATAGATATGCCAAGCTTAGCGTTAGCGGCGGCTATCCATAGGTCGATAAGCTGCATTAGTGTAAGCCGAGCTTGGGTTTCTTAAGCTTGGTAGGCTTGGGCTTCTCGATCTTAGGTTTGACTTTGCGCTTGAAGTCAACTCCGGGGTTATCTTTTTGAAGTTGCTCCATCATGCGTTCGACAATCGCGACTACAGGGTCAGTCGTTCCCATCTTCAACCTCCACATAGTTAGCATTGAAGAAGTCCTCGTTCATGAGCCATGTGGTTCTACCATCGGTGGCTATCATATCGCCTGGATGAGGATCGTAGCCTTTATCTATACTGACCTCGTTAAGGTCTTCGCCGGGTTCATATGGACGAATTCTGGTGATAGCGGTCTTACGATAGAGTTTCCACTTGGGCATTAGAACCTCCGTTTGAATTTAACGCGAATGGGTTCAACAGGGACAGTGACTGGGTTACCACCATTGGTTACAACAGAAGCCTCTGTTGGCTTTGGCGTTTCGATGACCAAAGCGTTAACTTCGATATCGTCTTCCAGGGCCACTATTGTAAACTGCCTAGCATCAACGCGTTCAAGACGAAGCCACCAGCCATCAACCAGATCACGAACGCGAATGTTAACAATATCATATACCGATCGCCCATACATAGGATGAGTGTCTGGATAAACCTTCGTGTTATCAAGCCGATCGACATAACGAGCATTGTGTAACCGTTGCCGGAAATGGATAGCTTCGTTACGATTGGCGAACTTAACGCGTAGGCCAGTCGGATAATCGCTACTGATCGCCTTCTCTAAGAGGTCGTAGCAGTCCCCATAGGCTAGGCGAGATAGGTTTATTGCCATACTGTTTCTCCGGTAGTGATCTCATACATGGCATCCTTTGAGCGGGTTTGGATGACGTAACGCAGATTAAGGTCTTGATCGTCTTGGCCGAGAAGCTGGCGATCTAGATGGTATACTATCTCCCACTCTTTGCCTTTGGCTTTGTGGCCCGTTGTGAGCGTGATAGCGCCCTGCTGCCTGAATATGTGCTTTGCGTAGGCAACTGCTTGGCTAACATCGTTGCCCCACGAGGCGAAGACTTTGAGACACTCGGCTGTGTCGTGGGTTGTTGCTGGGTTGTTCGATGTTTTGAGCTTCTCGTCTCGCCATGCATCGATTTTGAGTAGGAGGGTGTCTTTGCTGTCCCTAGGATCGCCAATTTTCTCAAGAAGCTTGACGATCTTAGCGCTGATGTCACTTCCAACAACTTGCACCGACCTTTTCCCTGACAACAGGCTAAAGGCTGCTCGAAGCAATGGAGCATTATTTCGACATACCACAGCCGCTCCCTCGGGGATGTCGGATGCAGCAAAAGTTGACAAGGTTTCATAACGCCCACCATCTTTGACCCACTTGAAGGTTGGGTTACGCCAGCGTGCAGCTTCGACTATGGCTTTGGGGCACCGAAAGCTAACGCTTAGAGGATACTCAACCATAGAAAACTTCTTGTTCATCTTCTCCGAGCCATTGGTTTCAGCCCCCCGGAAATAGTAAATCGATTGCCACTTGTCGCCCACCCCAACCAACCGACTGTTACGGCAGAGTTTGTCGAGCATCGCATGGTTAACGGGGTCGAGGTCTTGGCGTTCGTCGACCAGAACATAGGGAAATCTAGGAAATGTACCTCCGAACAAGCCGGACATGTATATTTGATCGTCGTAATCAATGACCCCAGTGTAAGCAGCTTTGATTGAAGTGATGAGGGCATTATCGATGAGCGACCACGCGAACTGTGTTGGCTTGTTTTCGAGGCGAACTTCGAGTTGTTCGCGATTACAGATGGACTTGGCATATGGCGCAAAAGCTCTAGCTCCAGTTGGGATGTATCCGAGATGGCGGGCCATCGAGACTGCTTCACGGATTTCCGAGTATTGGTCCCAGGCATCCTTGCGGTCCTTTCCCTTAAGTTCGTTAAACATATTAGAGAGAATTTGGAAGAGCTTGTTCTTGTCGTTAGTACGGCCATCCATGAACACAAGTTTGCTTACCACTGTACCCCAAACCCCATGACCAAGAGAGTTGAGAGTTTGAGCTTTGGTTGTGGATTTGAGAATTGGTTTTGGCTTCTTGGTTGGGATACCAAACTCGTCCTTCTCCATGCCAAAGCCTTGAGCATCTGCTTTGGCAAAGGCAACATAAAGACATGGCTCTTTAACCTCTGCTTGAGCCATAAGTAGGGTTTCGGACTTGCCTGAGCCTGGAGAAGCTTCGATTGCTATGTTGTCTCCTGTGTTGCGAAGGGCATCTAGGATTGCTTGTTGTTCGTCAGTCGGTTTTAGATTGTTGGGCATTACAGCATCCTTTAGGTTCTACCTCGACTTCTAGATCAAAGACATCTGGAAGTTCTCGATTAAGCATAGCAAAGAATGTACAATCGGTGCCATCTAGCCATTTGCAGTTCTCACAACGGACTTCACGGTCGACCAGACCAGACTCGGTAGGCGTAACAATATCGAAGGCTGCGGAGCCTGCTGGCATGGAGGCTCCCTGTACGTAAAGTCCACATGACATCGTTTCAAGTACGTTAACGTTCGGGCCGTGAATATGACATCTATCATCGTCTTCTATCCAGTCTCTACAGGTGTAGCATTGGGCGAAGTGGTAGGTGGTTGGGCTAAGGTACAAAAACGTATCACGCTTAAGCTTTATCGCCATTTGTGTTGCTCCCGCTTCAAGAGGGTCAGTATCCATCTAGCGTCTTCTAACGCGATCTGTTCAAAGCGAACCTTAGCGATGTTGTACTGCTCTGCCCAATCTATGCGAGCTTGAACCATCATGATAAGATCACACAGCCGGTCTAGCTCAGTCTTCCTGTGGCTAGGTGGGTTACTTTGATCTGCATCTTCTTGAACATCTCGCTGATCCCCAGCCATTGGATCGCTCGGTTCCGTTGATCGTTTGCGTTGTTTAGATGGGCCATTATTGCGGATTGTTCTTCGCATTTGATTAGATACTCCAAGAGCTTTGCATAGGTTTCGCCTTCGGTTGGGACAGACATTACGCTCTCCGTGGGAATTTGCCAATTAAACCGGATAGGATATCTCCAAGATTGATTTCCATCTTAGGTTCTTTTCGAACCTCGAAGTGGTCGGGCCAATCATCGGGCACAACAACATCGAAACGGTCGTTGGTAAATAGATCGTCCAACGACCATTTCTTGTAGGGATAAGCCCGATAACCCGAGTTGGTTATCCACATATCGGGTTCGATCTCGACGGCACAGTCGAAGCTAGGCTCGCCTCTGACTTTGTGCAGGATTAGGTATTGGGTCATCACTCAAGGTCCAGTTCAAGGTTGGCGAGCAGGGCTCTGGCTGCTTCATGGAGTTCTGGGCTGAACTTTTCCCTTTGGAGCAAAGTTCCAACTCTACGGACGAGCTTGAGGTCATACTGTGGAACCTCTTTCTTCGGAGGGGGTTCAGGAGCCAGTTTGCCGAACAGCATGAATATCTTGTCGACCTTATGCCAGTCCTTGACGAGATAGTAGAGTTCGCTTCGAAGCTCATTTCTGGTCATGCTCGCCTCCACCAGCCCTTAACGCGTTTCTCGGCAACCAGACCCCCAGACATCTGGTCTAAATAATACCATCGCTGGCTATCAAACTCGAAGAACCAGCCGGTGTTAACTCGACCAAGATGCTGGAACAAGGGAAGCATCTGTCGATGCCTACAGGTTGGTCTAACACCGGCTTTACACGTACACTCAGCAAGCGATGTATCGTATTGTTCAGAGATTGGGTTAAGGTCTTCATCGAACTTGGTCAGGTGATAACCGGAGCCGTTCGATTTGCAGTTGTAGTAGACTACCTCTTTCATTTTGACACCTATTCTCGTGGGGAACCGTCTGGTTGACGGGTTATCGCAACGTTGGCCCACATACCAGCGGTGCGTAGCAATCGGATAGTGTGGGTTTTGTCTGGACCATCAGGGACATGTTTATCAATGATCTTGGCCATATCAGCGAATGCCTCCCTAACGATGGCCATGTGCACGATCTGTCCTTCGGCTGGCTTGAGGTATTCGAACGTGGACTCGTGTGTCATTTGCTAAACCCATTGCTGATCTTTCTACCGATATCAGCTGTAGCTGATCCAGCTTCTTGCAGCATTCCAAGCATTCGCTGGTATTCCTCCCATTTGCGTTTAGCGTCGAGCTTAAGCTGGTTACATTCTTGCTCGACCTTGTGAAGATTGTTCTCTGCCATGGTTAACAGTTGCTTGGCTGTTTCCATTCTCATCTCGACTAGCTTGTCGACCAACAGGGTAAAACTATCGCCGAGGTCTTCTTGGTTGTGAGTTGGGAGCGGTGCAGAGAGTTGAGCGTCTATTTTAGCTAGGAACTCTTTGTCGATTAGTTTGTCCATTTATCCCTCCAATGGTTCCACTGGATAGTCGATACGGTATTTGAGTTGCCAATCATCAGCTTCACGTTTAAGGCGAGCCATCTCGGTGTTAGATGGAATTGGTTGGGCTTGCCAGAACTTATCGACGAATGCTCTACCTGCGTCTGTAAGGCCACCAACCATCCATCTACCGCAGATTGGCGTTACTGGATAGATTAGGAGGTCGGTACCTGGGCCTGGGCGGGCTCCTAAGATGGCATAAGCACGCTCGATCTGGTCAGAGGCTTGTTTAGCCAATGACTGAATAATCTCATTGAGGGTTTCAGCCATTAAAATCTCCTAGGAAACTTTGATATGCCAAGTGCTTCTCTCAAGTCTTTTTCTGTTTCCGTATACTCTTCAGCCCAATTATCATGGAATATCGATCCAAATGCTCTGCTTTCCGTCCCAGTCATGTATATGTTTAGATTTAGAGATGGCTCCAGTTGAGCGATCATTTGCTTCTCAAATGTGTCTAATCCATCTGGATCATGTCTAACGAAGTATACTTGATCGAATGTAATATTATTAACGTGCAGCCCAACCCTTTGAAATCCATTCATGGTTTTGCCAACATACATGACCCTGCGCTTATAGCAGAGCACATATACACCTGGGCCATTCAAGTAACTGACGTTCTTGAAGCCTAAGTTGGCAAGATCGTCCATGGCACACTTCTCCCATTCTACCCACTATTATAGCAGGTCTTGGCGTGATTGTCAAGCTTAAAATTGAAAAGGTTCTTGTTTTGTTCCAACTTTCGGTGTCAGTTCGCCTAGTAAACCCTAGTAAAGCGAAAGGATTTACTAGGGAAAACAAGCGGAACGCATAATCGGACCTCGATATGGATTATCTGTGCGTCTGTAGGTCAATCGAAACAGATTGTGCTCTCAAAATGTTCATTTTTGGCTAAATGTGGAACAAAAGCGGAACGGATGGGGAACAAAACGGGTACGGTATGCGTCCAGCGCATAGCAGCCATGCAAACAAACATGGCTAACGGTACTCAAATACCGCCGGCCGCCACAATTTGGCCACAATGTTGTGCTAGGCTATGGGTGTCAGTCAGAACTATGCCAACGCTATGGAGGTAGTCAATGGCATACCATCTCACAGAACGCCTAAGCCCTGACTATGCTAGACCCGATGATCCCAAGGCACAGGCAATGCCTCGGGGCACTGGGATATTTGACTTGCGTGAACCTGATGGCGAAGTTATCGCTACGTACCGTAACCTGAAACTAGCCCGCCGTAGGCAAGCCATCCTCAATACTCATCTCGTGTTAGACTTGGGGAGGCTATAATGTATCGCATGGAACGCGTTGAAGGTCATACGAGGGTAGCCTATATCGTGTATACCAAGGATATGGGCTATTTGGCTACGTTATCATGGCTAAATGGTAGGCTGGTCTATGATAGCCATAGGCCAGAGATGGCTAGTGTCTCTGCCCGTAGCTTCGAAGATAACGCTCGTGAGCTTGATCGGGTGCAGTCATGACAAAGATGATCGGACCAAGGCTAAAGCATTGGCCACCACAGCCAGGCGATAGGGTACAGCATACCGGGACATTGGAGCTTGGTACTGTTGCAGAGTTCGATCATCCAGACTTTCCGTGCCCTGATGACTGTACGCCTGTAAGGTATGACACGGATGAAGGTAATCTGGATGACTTGCAGGTCTGGAATACTCCTACAGCTAAGCTTAGGAGGGTCTGATGTACCGCAGGCAGAATGGTAAGCTCGTTAAGGTTGAGCGATTAAAGCGTCGTGAGCCTAAGCGAGAGGAAATTAAGACCACGTATCATCGTGAGTTATGGGTGCCTGGGCCTGTGCAGACAATGGCTAGGACTATAGCACTGGCACAGTTTAAGCGTGAGCTTAGGGCTAAGGGTAAGCGTATCGAGGATATAAGCCAGAGAGAGTTGGAGAATGGCGTTACGGTGCTATTGTTTAACTCTGGTGAGTTCTTCCTTAACAAAGCTAAGGAAGCATTAAGCTAGTGCAGTCAGCAAGGCTTACGGGCCTTGCTTGCGGTACTAGGCCAACCGGACCAAGACCAGCAATGACCAACGTGGCCACGTATAGTCAGGATGGCTTGGACTTAGAGGTAGCTACTTCTAACATTCAGGAGACTACAATGACTGATGTGCAGACTGAAGGCAATCCCTCTACCATTCTTACCGTTGCTGTTAGCAAGGGCAGGAGTGGCGAGATTGAGGTAGATACTGGCAGGGTTGCTGAGTATATCTACATCAATATGCTCAAGGAAGGCGCCAAGACCCACGTTAACAAGGGTATGGCGAAGCTCAAGAAGGAAGACTATAAGACCCTGGGTGAGTTCCAGGCTGCGGTCATGGCTAAGGCAAATGAAAACCTTGCAGCCATGTACGCTGGTACGATGGTTATCCGTGGCAGCAAGGCCAAGGGCGATAAGGTTGCGCCGGAGGTCATGAAGTTGGCACGGGAGTTCGCCCGGACTATCGTTAAGGCTGAAATCAAGAAGAAGGGCTTCAAGGTCAGCCTTATCAAGTCTGCGGTAATCACCAAGCACGCGAATGCTCTGCTTCTGGCTCGTCCTGAGTTGGTCGCTAAGGCGAAGGCTCAGATCGAGGCTAATGAGGCTGAGGTTGAGGAAGCTGGAGGCTTGGACCTTGGGGATATCTCCGAGGATACTGAGCTTAAGGCTAAGGCTGCGGCGGCTAAGGCTGCAAAGCAGTTGTCTGCGGCTAAGGCTGGCAAGGTTGCCAGTGGCCGTCGTGGGCTGAATGCCTAAGTAAACCAGGGGCCGTGGCATAGCCATTAAAGCGGGTAGTCCACCATAGCGAACCCGCCTGTGTTGCGGCCCCACCACATCCAAGGAAACCTAGTCATGAATATCGAGGTAGATGATATGCGCCAGTTCTTCGCGAACGTGGTTGATACGGTTAATAACCTGTCGGCTCAGGCTGGTCTGGTTAGTGGCCTCCAACAGCAAGTTAATGATCTGCGAGAGCGGATCACTAGCCTTGAGCAGCAGAACTATAACCTGCAAGCCCAGCTTAACGATGCCAATGGCCGCGTTGAGCAGCTTAACCGGACCAACACAGAGGTTCAGGGTCAGCTTGATTACTCTCGTAATGATGCCCAGTCATTGCGGGATACTATCGTGCAACGTGACCAAGCGGTCGCAGACCTTAGCGATCAGGTTAGGTCTGAGATCGATAGTCATCGTATCACTAAGGCTGACCTGGAGGATAGCCGTAGAAGTACCCAGGAATGGGAACAGAACTACAACAACACCAGGGATACGCTGAATAGCGTTATCGCTGAACGCGATGAATGGCGTAGACGAGCCGTTGAGAACGAGAGTAGGGCTAACGAGCTTCAGTCTCAGGCTGATAGGCTGAGGGCTGTGCTTAACCCTAGCGTTCCCAGTGGTCAGCTTAACGTTGGCTAGTCAGTGTCAAAGCCCCTATGGAGGACGCTCTCTAGGGGCTTTACTGTATCAGGAGGTAGACATGAAACAGATAGCTGAAATGTGCGTTGTGTGGCTTGTAGCGGTTAACGCTATGGCAACGCTAATCTTGTGGTGTATGTCATGAGCCGCAAGATAGACCATCTCATGAGTTTACTGCTAGATGCAGTAGACGAAAGCCCTGATGGCGTTAACCTCGACGAATGCCGAAAGGTATTCTGTCAGAATATGCCATTCGCTCATTACGTGTATGGCGTTAACAGACTTATGGCTATGGGTCTGATAACGATAGACAGCAATCATATAGCCCATAGGGTGCGGTCATGACCCAAGAGGTTAAAACAGCAGCCCTGTGTATAGCTAGGTTGCTGATTAGGCTAGAGCTTAAGTCTAAAGGTGTCAAGGCTAACGCTGTGCGAGCGAAGGATATCACTCGGTTAGCTAATGAGTTGTTAGCTGCTGAGCCTAGCATCATTCGCACAGCTATAAGGCTAGTAGGAGGTAGACATGACATACAAGCGTAGAGGTAGTATCAGGTTTATCACGTTCGGTAGGTTTGGGTTTAGCTTTTGGTTAAGCAAACGCAAGCCTATCACATATCAGCGTTACTCAGAGTATGCTGATCGCGAAGTAGACAATATCGAGGTCAGGGTTATAGGAGATAGACATGACCGAAGCTGAGAAAGTTCAACGCAACATGATATCCCGCACTGAGCCTACGGGTGTTCTAGACCATGAATGCTCATGGTGTGGCGAGACAATCCCTGCGGGTCAGAAGCATGTTAGGGTTGTCTATGGTACGCATAAGCAACGCGTTACCAAGCGTTATCACATTCATTGTTGGGAGGAAATGTGATGGCAAGACCCAGCGAGATAGTGCTTATCGCAACCACAGTCAATGAAGGCAATAGGTTCAAGGCTTGCATTGACTATCGTGGCCATGCTGTATGGACTAGCGAGGCTACCTTTAAGGACGAGGATAGTGCTGTTCAGGTATCACAGCATATCCTTGAGATGCTAGAGGCTAGGCTCATGGATGTAATGAAGAACTGGGATAGGAGGCGGTGATGGATAGCACAGTTAGCTTAACGATAAGCCTATTCTTGGCCTGGGCTTGCGTTATGCTCGTGGCATTGGTGTGTCATGTCTGATACATTCAGTGTCTATTATACCTCAAACGAAAGTTTGGGCAGTATAACCGAATGTGAGGTTAGCCATGCTGATGCTGATAAGGCTAAGCAATGGTTTATCCATCACACCAACAATGTCTGTGCTAAGATGGGCTTTACAGTCAGGGTTATCATGACTAATAACCTTGATGAGATAGTGGCTGAGTGGCGTTATGGTCACGGTATCACTTGGCCTAGGGAGGATACATGCAACTAACGCTAACCTATATCATAGTCAATGAAATTGGCTATGAGAAAGAATACAGTGGTGATAGCCCTGAGCTATCGCATTGTAAGACCCCTGAGGCTGCGTTAGATGCAGTTAAGGCTATGCATCCTGATCTAACCAGCATACAGCTTATCTTCGTGAGGGATAGCAATGAAAGTAGCACTTGAAGTTGACGAGGCTTATCCAGTGTATAAGGCCTATTCACTGGAGGATTATAACGCTGATAAGGACAGCGTTATAGTCGATATGGATGACTTCGATTATAGCCTATACATGGCTATATCAAGGGTGCATAAGGTTATGCAGACCAAGATACAGCATATGTATAGGTCAGCGTTAGCTAGGGAGGATACCAGTGAGGCCTGATATCCTGTCTGATATGGTGTTGCTCGCGTTAATCCTTGGCATCATGGTTATGGTGTCTGCGTTAGCAGGGAGATTAACATGAAGCGTTAGCCTGTGGTCATTGCTGGTTTGGGAATGCGTTAGGGCATCACTTGATTGTGATGCCCTATTGCTATGTTTGGGCTAGTATTGGGGTCAGGTATGGTTAGCGTTATGCAACTTGTGTTTGCTTACTACGTGATTAGACCCCGATATAACTTGTGTTGGGGTTATTGGTTTTGTCTGCGTTATTCGCCAATAGACCATGTTAGGTATGCATTCTGTGAATAACCCATGCCATTATCCTGCCCTGGTGATGGTTATCCCTAGTCAACGCTGGTACAGCCTAGCTCGCTAGTGTAGGGGGGGGGGTAGGCATGTCATCCCCCTATAATGTGAAAAAAAAAAATTTGGAGAATAGACCATTTTCAGGGTGCCAGGGGGGTCTCCACACTAGCGAGTTAGGGACCGTGATAGTTGACTAGGGAATACTAGGGAATTGGGGGTATCGCCGCGATATGGATTGCCTCACAATCGAGCAGCGAAGCCCGTACAGCGGATTAACGGGCAGGGCTGCGGTAGGGGTAGCGGCCGATCGCCAATAGCCAGCCCTTGCCCGTCTCTGGGCGATTTGGACTAAACCGTGAACGCTATGCTGCAACGCAACAAAAAGCCCCGGACTATGCCGGGGCTGATTGCCTTGTGTTGGGGTTAGATTAGGCGTAGATGATAGTCAGCGTTATCGCCAAGGCTATCAGGCTGAGCTTTAGCAGCAGCCATCCTGGGTGAAGGCTATCCATCACTCGCCATCCTTCACCGGCTTAGACTTCAGATTGGGATGGGCTTCGATGAAGTCTAGGATATCCTGCTTGCGATCTAGCAGGGCTAACCATTGGGATTTGTACAGGGTTACCGGGAACTTCCCAACGCCATAGACTGACAGAGCACCCTTCTCCGATACCTTCATCCCAGTCTTGGCCTTGGCATCCTTAAGGGCCTGGTTCTCAGCCTTAAGCCGTGCGATTTCAGCTTGGAGATCGACATGGACGGTCATCGTAGTCCTACCTCTCGGGTTATGGCCTAGCCCTGTGGCTGGCCGACCACGCCATTGGGCGCCCCGATTGTGGCTTTTTCAAGGCATTTCGATCACGAGATCGTGAACAACTATCACGGTTGCGTGATCCCCCTTAGCCTTAGCCTCGCACGCATGTGTGCCTCGGGTCTGTGCCTCGCACGCACACGCCCACGCACGCACGGGCTTCGAGCCCACGCTTCGTGACCCCCACGCCACCCCCGGGGGCCCAAAGGCGCTGGCTCGATCGTGGCCAGATATCCTCCCCATATTTTGTGTGATTTCAAGCACCCATACCTAACCCCACATCAAATCCCCTGTCATATACCGGTCACAGTTGTATACATATCGTTAACGCAACCTTGACAATCAACCCAGGACGTGCTATAATACTACCTTCAGCCTGGAACAGTCCCCCATGCCAGGCCCTGGTCGACCAACTAAACGGCCATCAATCACGCATGTTCGTGAATTGACTCCTGATGACCTATCGTCATTCAGGCAAGGTCGTGATCCGCCTATAAAGAGATATAGGGACTCTCACCACGAAATGGCAAGGTTATTTGCCATGGGGATGCGTGTGGGTCAGGTAGCCGAGACAATGGGCTACTCGATTAGCAGGGTTAGCGTTCATTATAATAACCCAACCTTTAAAGAGCTCATTGCTGGTTACACCAAGGTTAAAGATGACCTAACGCGAGACCAAATAACTGCCTACAACGCCCTTATCCTGTCCAATGGCATGAAAGCCGAACGCAAGATAGCAGATAAACTCGATGATGACGAAAACGATGAACTGAGTATCCGAGAACTGCTAAGCATAACCCGAGATGCAGCAGATCGCGTTGGCTTGTCTAAGCGAAGCCTACAGACCAATATCAGCGTTGACTTTGCGGCTATGCTAGACAAAGCAATTGAACGGTCTGGTAAGGTTATCACTACCGAGCAATTCGCAGCAGCTTTAGAGCCTCCCTTAACGCCCGCCTTGCCCCGATCAGCAGACCTGACAACGTACCAGACAACTGGGACTGTGGTTGGGTCTGGGGATCGGGGAACTTTTAAGCGGAGGTTTTAATGCCGGCTCCACCTGGACAAAGCTGTCAGACTTGTAAGTACGTAGTCCAGGCTGGAACTGATCCTAACTATTACTACGAATGCCACTGGGACCCATCTATCATAACGCCACAAACTAACACTTGGAGAACAGTCAAAGCAAACGATTGGTGTGGGCAATATAGGCGAGAAGGAGCACAGCTATCTGACCAATACCTTCATGGAGCACTGGCGTTACAAGACCAAACAGTTATACCGCTGTTAACGCTGACCCCAGGGTCGATTACGGATAGCGTTGTCATGAAATCGTGCCAGCTGCTTAACGCGTCCACTCACGATGCAGTAGTGTTATCGTTCTTAGACGGCCCAGTTGCTGCAAACGTTATAGGGTTCACCAGCTGTGGACCTAAGACATCCAAAGAGGTCATGTTTGAGCCAGGGCTAATGGCAACGCAGGGTAATGATATCTGCGTTAAACTCGACCAATCAATAGCACCTGACTTTATGTACATAACAGCGCAAGGGTTCATGTTGGGGCAGGTATCTGCAATAATAGAGGTGTCGGAGGCTTAACATGGCACATCTCGGACTCGTGTTATTGGTGTTCGCCTTCGTCTTCGCAGTGATAGCCGCTTGTATCATGGAAAGTAGTGGCAGGTGGCACTTCGGCTGGGGTGCGCTTGCGTTCTTCCTGCTATCGCTAATCGTGGGTGGCGTTACTAAGCTGGTGGGCTAGTGCCTGACTATACTGACCTATTCGAGAAACATGCACGTCGAGTTGGTATAGACCCAGCTTGGCTAACCAAAATTGCTCGTGTAGAATCCGGATTTAATTCATCTAACCGAACCGGCAGGTATAAGGGCCTGTTCCAGTTAAGCGACCAAGAATTTCAAGCTCATGGTGGAACTAACAATCCATACGATCCCGAACAGAACACTATGGCTGCGGCTAACAAGCTGGCTCGCGAGAAATTGCAATTTAGCCAGAAATACGGTCGTGAACCCACGTTAAAAGACCTTTATATGATCCATCAACAAGGTGCTGGGGGCTACGCAGCCCATATGGCTAATCCGGATCAACCTGCTTGGAAGTCTATGTTCTCTACCGCCGAAGGCAGGGCTAAAGGCGAAGCTTGGGCCAAAAAAGCAATTTGGGGTAACGTGCCAGACAGCCTTAAAGCTAAATATGGCTCTGTGGACAATATCACCAGTCGCCAATTCACCGAAGACGTTTGGGGAGCGAAGATGGAGGGTACCGCAGGCCAAGCTCGTGGTAGCGGTACAGGCGAGTATCGTGGTAAGTGGCATCGCAGTCGAGGATCAGAGGAAGGTCAGACCGAAGTAGAAAAAGGTTCAACTGAACCCAAACGTAAAGAGGAACCATTCACTCCTACATTCCACCCATTCGCGTTCGAAGCCAGTGTATCGCCACCCAAGATAGACATAGGTAGATAATGCCCCAGGTACCTGAATATCCTAAGGAAGATTGGATGATGCGGCTAGGCCAAGATAACGGTTCTAGAGCGCAATGGGGCGCTAAGCAACTGCCTCCTATGGATATCATAAGGATGGGCGGTCAGGCTAAGGGTGGCGGTGAAGATTATTCTCGCTGGGAGAAGTTCCCGCAGTCAACCAATATCGAAGATCGACGAGGCCAAACTTATACTCGCGAACCCGGAGAATTAATGGCTAACTGGGCCAGTGATCAGCGGTATACATACCAGCACCATTATAATAATCTGTTGAAAGGCGGCGTTAAACAGAAGGACGACTCGACTTCAACCTTTAGAGCTATCGGCGTAGATATTGGGGGAAAGTATTACATGTTACCTACTATATGGGATGGCAAACAAGTTTCTAACAAAGAAGCTGTAAAGCGAGCTAAAGAGGTTGGGCTTGACAGTTTCATATCCGATAAGAGGCGAGACAGAGCCGAAAAGATGTATGAGGATGTGCATCAGAAGATGATGGAAGATATGACTAATCCTAAAAGCCCGATAGGCATGGCAACACAATGACCCCTGCCCTGCTAGAATGGTTGGCATCTGTTAGCAGAAATCCTCTTGCGTTCGTCATGGGTGCATTCCCGTGGGGTGATGCTGACACCAGACTAGCAGGGTTTCCTCATGGTCCAGAACCATGGCAACGTGAGATTTTAGAGAACATAAGGCTCGGTTTGATTGACATTAACCGAGCTATTCAGTTGGCGGTGGCGAGCGGTCACGGCATAGGCAAGACCGCCCTAGTGTCGTGGATCATTCTGTGGGCCATCAGTACCAAGCCTGATACCCGCGGTGTCGTCACCGCCAACACTGAAACGCAACTGAAAACTAAGACCTGGGCAGAGCTAGGCAAGTGGTTTCATATGTTTCTCGCGAAGGATTTCTTTAGCCTTACCGCAACCGCTTTAATGGCAAAGGATAGTGCCCATGAGCGCACGTGGCGGATTGATATGGTGCCGTGGTCTGAGCGTAACACTGAAGCGTTTGCTGGGTTGCATAACAAGGGACGCCGCATATTGGTCGTATTCGACGAGGCATCGGCTATCCCAGATATTATATGGGAAACTACCGAAGGTGCTCTTACCGATTCTGACACTGAAATCCTCTGGTGCGTGTTCGGTAATCCGACTCGCAACACCGGAAGGTTCCGTGAATGCTTTCCTGGTCAACGGCATTCAAAGGAGTGGAAGACGAAGCAGGTCGATAGTCGTGAAGTCTCGCTTACCAATAAGGACCAAATCCAAAGCTGGATTAACTCGTACGGTGAAGACTCCGACTTCGTTAGAATACGTGTTCGAGGCGTGTTCCCCCGTACGGGTGAGATGGAATTTATATCAGCCGAAATCGTCGAAGCCGCAACGTTCTCAGAGCTTACCTCTCAATCCAACGATTCGCTTGTGATAGGAGTTGACGTTGCCAGATACGGATCAAACGAAACAGTCATCTGGTTCCGAAAGGGAAGAGACGCTCGCTCGATACCGCCGATCCGTCTCAGGGGAGCCAGCACTGTCGAAGTGGCTGGTAAGGTGTCGGAAGTTGTACAGAGACATCGTGTCGATGGGGTATTCGTGGATGGTGGCGGGGTTGGCGGTGGTGTTGTTGACAATTGCCGGGCTCTTCATGTTCATGTATTCGATGTCCAGTTCGGGAGTAAGTCCGAGTCAGTAGGCTGGGCTTGGGGTAACGAAGGGGAGCGCTACGCTAACAAACGAGCCGAGATGTGGGGTTGTATGCGCTCTTGGCTAAAGTCCGGCTGTATCCCTAACGATGCTGACCTTAAGGCACAACTGATTGGACCAACTTACACCTATAACCTTAAGAGCGAAATCCTTCTTGAAAAGAAAGAAGATATGATGAAGCGAGGTCTGGATTCGCCTGACCTTGCTGACGCCTTAGCTTTGACCTTTGCAATGCCAGTAGCTGCTCACTACAGACCAGAACCTGGCAAACAGTTGGTCCAGTCTGAGTATAACCCTTTCGCAACCAAGCATATTTATGGCGAAATGGTTGATCCAGAACTCGAAGAGAGAAAGATAGCATAATGGGTAACGTGGGCAAAGCCATCGGTCGAATCTTCACTCCACCTGGGACTGGTGGTGCTGAAGCGGCAGCAGAGCAAGCAGCAACTGATGCAGCTAGAGCAGCACAAGCGGCTAAGACTGCGGCAGCACCGGCTCCACCCGCAACACCAGCCCCTCCTGCCCCTCCACCACCGTTTGCACCAGCTACAGCAGCAGGCCAACGCCAAATCCTAGGTCAGAAGTCTGCTTCGAGTATTTTAGGTAGTGCTGCCGTTTCTGGTCAGACAGCTAAGAAATCGGTGTTAGGATAATGGTACAATATCAATATCCAGAAAAAGGTTGGTCTACTGGCAGGATGCGCAAGCGTGGGGAAAAGCTTGCAATGATGCCAGATGTTGACAACTATGGCATCCTCGATCCAACGCGAGGCAAGGGCTTACAAGGCGGTGGTGTTATGCAATTGCCAGCCGCACCGCAGACAGCAAGCAAAGGCTTGGAACAAGCAGCTACTCAAGGTGCTGATGCCCTATCCCAACTCAGAGATCATCTCCAAGGCGTTCAAACGGGCGATATAACCATGGGAGCTTTCAAGAAGCTTCTAAACAAGCTCGGCTGGACCCATGATGAGAAGAACAATCAGTTCACCGATCCTGAAGGTAACACTCACAATGCAGGACCACAATAATGCCAAAAGTTCCGGACATTGATCCATCGGTGTTAGAAAGTATGACTGGTGGCCAAGTTCAACCTTCGCCAGAGCATCTGCTTATGGCTGCAATGGATATGCATGACCATGGCAGATTGATCGACAAAGGTGCTACATCCTCAATGAACCCCAACAAGAGCTTAAAGCTCCCAGGCAAGCCAGCAAACGTTCCACATCCAAGGAATAGCAGCCGTGGCAGGCGCAAATAGGATTGTACCTTCAGTTGACCTAGCTTTGCATCGCCACGTTAACGAGCGATTGCTTGGTCTTCGCGTTAACCGGTACAGCTGGTGGGTGCATGCTCGTGAGCTTGCAGATTTCATACTACCTAGGCGGTACAAGTGGCTAATCACTCCGAACCAGATGACTCGTGGGAGCCCTATCAATCAACACATCCTGGATTCAACTGGCACACTTGCAGCGAGGAACTTAGCCAGCGGGATGATGTCAGGTATCTCATCTCCGACCCGACCGTGGTTCAAATTAAAGATTGGCCGTATCGATTCCACAGAGACCTCTCCTGCATCTTTGTGGTTAGCCGAGTGCGAGCGTTTGATGATGCTCGTGTTCCAAGAATCGAACTTCTACAATTCTATAGCGATTGTGTATTTCGATCTTGTTGTGTTCGGTACAGCCGTGATGTTGATTTACGAGGATTTTGAAAATGTCATCCACTGTTATAATCCATGCTTTGGTGAATACTACATCGATAACGATGGTAAGTTCCGACCGCTGATCTTCTTCCGCGAGTTCACGTTAACCTCAGCCCAAGTTGTGGACCAGTTCGGTTACGAGAATTGCTCAGCACAAGTGAAGATGCTTTACGATGAAGGTAAAGCTGGCCTAACGCGAGAGATTATCGTAGCCCATGCTATCGAGCCAAACGACAAGCCACAAGAGTTTGGCATACCGCCACACTTTAAATATCGTGAAGTTTATTGGGAATGGGGTGGGTCAGCCTCACCACAGGGAGGTATTTCTTATGCCCCAGGGTTCCTACGCAAGCGTGGCTTCTATGAAGCCCCTCACGTTTCTGTGCGCTGGGACCTTGTTTCAAATGACGCTTACGGTCGATCCCCTGGCATGGATGCACTCCCCGATATTAAGCAACTCCAGCAGGAAGTGCGTAGAAAGGCACAAGCAATCGATAAATCAGTTAACCCTCCGATGGTTGCTGACATCCAGCTTAAGAACCAACCCGCATCCCTGCTTCCAGGCGGTACGACCTACATTAGCGGAATGATGCAATCGGCTAACGCAGGCTTTACTCCAGCCTATGGCAACTGGCGGCCGGATATAGGTGCAATCTCGGAGGACCTTAATGAAATCCGCCAGCGGATCAGGACGACCTTCTATAACGATCTTTTCCAAGTCATCTCTCAGTTTCAGACTAGAAGCAATGTGTCCGCCACAGAGATCGATGCTAGACGCAGCGAAGCTCTCATTATGCTGGGTCCAGTTCTGGAAAGGATCCAATATGAACTACTCTCGCCCACAATCGAGCGAACCTTTGCAGTTATGTCTAGGTCCGGAATTCTGCCAGAGCCCCCTCCTGAAATATCTGGACAGAATATCGACATCGAATACGTCTCTATGCTGTCGCAGGCTCAGCAAGCAGCAGCTACTTCAGGAATTGAGCGTACCCTCCAGCTTGCCGGAGGGCTCGTTGGGGTCGATCCCTCTGTAATGGATAACCTCGACCTAGACGCCACTATTGAAATCTATTCGAGCTTAATGAACAATCATCCACGTATGATCCGTTCTCCGGGAGAGCTACAACAAATTCGTCAGGCTAGACAGCAACAGCAGCAACAACAAGAACAAGCAATGGCAACTGAACGTGCGGCTAAGCTTGCTGCTGGTGCTAAAACGCTATCTGAAACAGACGTTGGCGGTGGACAGAGTGCTCTTGGTGCTATGCTTGGTGGTGGGCCAGGGGGTGGCGGGCCATGAGCCATGTAATAACAACGCGGTTAACAGACGATGAATGGGAAGCTTACCAGCGAGTTATGGGGCATCATAACCTTAGTGCAAGCCAGCTACTTCACAGCATAGTGGTTGATGCTTTAGTAGATGAGGACCACAATGGCGTACGATGCCGGCAATCGACGGGATGTGAGAGCTCTAGAGAAGCAGGCGAAACTTGCAGACCAGCAGAGACGTGAAATTGTCACCGGAATTATGTCTGTCGAGCCTGGTAGAAGATGGATGCATGACATTCTCACAGCATGTCATATCTTCTCCACCAGCTTCTCAGATGTTGGCCTGCGGATGGCTTTCATGGAAGGTCAGCGTGAAGTCGGAATTAGGCTCCTTACAGATATTATGGGAGCCTGCCCAGATCAGTACATTCAAATGATGAGGGAAGCAAATGGCCGAGCCAGCAGCAACGACGCCCGATCCCAGCGGAATCGATCGAACGTCGACCGGAGCGATAGCGTCGCAGACGCAGACGACGACACCGGAGGCGACGACAGCACAGACCTCTACGACGATCGAGCCTTCGGACCAGACCGAGCCCAAGAGCCTAATTAACCGTGACTCTGGGACCTCACTAGCGAACCAGAAGCCACAAGAAGTTACCGGGGCGCCTGAGGCTTACACAGACTATAAAGTTCCAGAAGGCTATATCCTTGACCCAAATGATGCCAAGGAAGCCAATACGCTTTTCAAGGAGCTTAACCTGAATCAGGATCAGGCTCAAAAACTTATCGATATGTACATTGCTAAGACCAATAATGCTCAGCAAGCTCCATACGACACTTGGCGAACAATGCAAGAAGATTGGGTCAAAGAAGTTAAGAAAGACCCCTTTCTTGGTCCAAGACTTAATCAGGTTACCAGCACGATCAGCAAGGCGATTGATCAAATTGCTCGTACTAACCCAAATCTTGCTGAAGGCTTCCGCCAAGCGATGGACTTCACAGGTGCTGGTAATAACCCTCACTTTATCCGCATGTTCTATGAGATGGCTCAGCATATGACCGAAGGCGGACATGTATCCGGAAATGGTCCAAGCGCAGCCTCTCAACGCCGCCAGGGTACTATGCCTACCGCAGCGCAGGCTATGTATCCTAACTTACCTGGATAGCCCTGCCTCAGATGAGGATGAACGGAGATGGGCCCAGATCAGCGAAAGGAGAAACACTTAGGATAGGAGGCCGTAATGGCCACAATTGGTGCAACAGCCCTAACCTATGGGGATTGGGCAAAGCGTATGGATGATGGCTACCATGTAGCTGTCATTATCGAACTTCTCTCGCAGACGAATGAGATTCTCGATGATATGCTTGTCGTTGAGGGTAACCTGCCCACCGGACACAAGACTACAGTCCGCACTGGCCTCCCTCAAGCGACATGGCGTTTGCTCAACACTGGAGTACCTAACGCCAAGTCAACGACTGCTCAAATTGTCGATACCTGCGGGAACCTCGAAACGTACGCAGTTATCGATAAAGACGTTGCTGATCTTAACGGAAACACGGCAGACTTCCGACTTTCGGAGGTTAAGGCGTTTCTGGAGGGAATGTCTCAGCAAGTCGCCGCCACGCTGATCTACGGGAACCAGTTCATCAACCCAGAGAGGTTCACTGGACTTGCCCCAAGATACTCCACTCTCAACGTTGCTAATAGTCAAACTGCGGTCAACGTCCTTAACGGCGGTGGAGTTGCAAGCACGAACACCAGTCTGTGGATCGTGGTGTGGGGCCCCGATACCTGGCACGCAACTTTTCCCAAGGGCAAGGTTACAGGGCTACAGCATCGGGACATGGGAGAATGGCCAGTACAAGATGGTGCTGGAAATACTTACCAAGCCTACCGAGACCACTTCAAATGGGAGATAGGCCTTGTCGCAAGAGACTGGCGTTACGCCGTCCGTGTCGCAAACGTTGACATTACCCAGCTCTCTGGTGTCAATGCAGCCAACCTTATCAATCTTCTCGTACGTGGACTATACCGACTACCTACGGCACCGGCTGGAGCTACCACTATCCAAACGTCGGATACTCCGGAGGTACGTGCCAACATGGGACGTACGGTTATCTACTGTAACCGCGTTATTAGGACCTATCTCGATCTCCAAGCGATGAACAAGACCAACGTCTTGCTCAGGATCGAGGAGTTCGACGGTAAGCCGGTAACCACGTTTAGGAGCATCCCGGTTAGGACCTGCGATGCGATCCTCAACAACGAAGCACAGGTGGTGTAACATGATCCTCGACGGTCTACTCCAATTCACAGCTGCCGCAGGCGATAGCCCAACGGCTACAGCTGTATCGACTAACGTCATCGACTTCCACATGGCTGGCATCCCAGTCCTTGCCTCAGGCCAAGGCGCCAGAGATATGGGCATCGGCGACGATCCGGCCCTTAAGCTGTTGGTTCAAGTAACCACAGCTTTCACAGGCCTGACCAGCCTTCAGGTAGCCCTTCAGGGCGCTCAAGACGACGGTACCGGCAACCCCGGTGCCTTTACTACTTGGTGGACTGGTCCAGCTACTCTGTTGGCCAGCCTTACCGCAGGCGCTCGGCTGTACGACATGGACTTCCCTCGGCCTCCAGCCGGAGTTCCTGTCCCTAGGTTCGTCCGGCTGAACTTCGTCATTGCCGGAACCGGCACAGGCGGAACGCTCAAGGCGTTCATAGTCCTTGACCGTCACGACCAGATGTACAACGCATCCGCTAACAACGTCCTTGGCGGGTATCCCGCTGGCGTTACAGTGGCGAACTAGGAGAAACGTCATGCGCAAGATCACTTTGAGCCTCCTCAGCGTAGCCGGTCTTGCGCTGGCGGGGCTGGTGCTTTCCCCGAAGTTAGCACCAGCCCAACAAACTGGCGCCACGGAGGTTATCTGCAATAAGCAGTTCATCGTCTCCGCTGGCGCCACTTCTATGACACAGGTTGTAGCTGGCATCTCTGGTCAATCGATCAGTGTGTGTGGCTATACCTTCAACGCAGGTGCAGCGGCAGCTACTATCCAAATAGTATCTGGCACAGGCACTAACTGCAACACTGGTCAGGTAGCGATAACGCCTGTGTTCTCGCTAGGTATCAATGGGAACTTGTCGTTCGCTCCTGGTCGAGCCTTCTTCTCTGCTGCAAGTGGTGCAGCGCTATGCTACGTCATCACTGGTACTGGACCGATGGCAGCAGCAGTTCAATACTTCCAATAGGAGGAATACATGGCAAGGTTTAGAGGTCTTGGCGCTTTCGTTGTAGGTGGTAAGCGCTACAAAGCAGGCCAAGCTTACGCTGACTCACAAGGCGTAGCTCAAGCTGGTGACGTGGTTTGGGTTATCACGTCAGCAAACTACTCGCCTATGCTTGATTGTCTCGACGCTGGCGCCACGACGATCAAGAACGCCAGCGTTCATTCAGCTGCGCCAAGGCCGTGCACTATCACTGGTGCTAACTCGATAGATGCATGACCGAGAACCTGCGACATATGCGTAGGCATGCCGTTCATGCCCTCGAGGATTTCGAGGAGCTAGAACGTAACCGTGGCAATGAGGAGTTATGGCATTCGTTGTCACATCATCTTAGGCATGTAGTTTGGCGAGTAGGAGAGGAGTCGAAAGATGGCTAGATGGTATCTAACTCAACCGCACTATCTTTCTGTGCCTGGGACAGAATGGGAATACAAGGAGACTGACCGTGAAACCCAACGGCAGGTTAGGAAGGTCTTTGAGGTCCCACTTTATCTCAACCCAAATGAGCAAGCTGATTGGAACGATAGGGTCAACGAGAGGGTGGTTGTTAGTAACAAATTTGATCGGTCTTATCCTCGTGACCATGTATTCACTGGGCCACCTACTCCCGATATGGCGCCGATCGACGAGGAGGCACAGGAGATTACTGATAGCTATGTCAAAAGTGGGGTTTGGAAGCACCCGATCGAATCGCTAGATATGAACTACTCCCAAAGCGTTCTAAGCGATTTTGAGCGGCAGATGGCGCAATTATTGACTCAACAAACTAAGCAATCGCCGCCTAGTATGTCGTTGGGCGCTGTTAGCGTTGAGGACTTCAATCGGCTACAAAAACAAGAAACAGCGTTTATCAAACAGAGGGCTAAACTTAAGGCCTAATCGATAGAGCAAAAACAAACACGGATGCAATAGTGGAAGACCTCGACCAAGGCGGAC